TTCGCGCAGAAGCGGCACGGCGGCAAAATCGACGTTTTCATCTTCGATTGGCACGACGATCCCCGGAAGGACCAAGCCTGGTACGATAAACAGTGCGAGGACCTAGATGCAGTGGTGGTTGCGCAGGAGATCGACCGCGACTATTCGGCCTCGGTCAAAGGCATCGTGATCCCGGGCGCGTGGGCGCGCGCCGCGCTGGACGCCCGTGAGTTCCTCGGGATCGCGCCACAGGGTGCCAAGGGCGTCACGTTCGACGTCGCGGACGAGGGCGAGGACAAGAACGCGGCCGGCCAGTTCCGCGGCATCGAGGTCCTGGAGACTGAGGAGTGGAGCGGCAAGGGCTCCGACATCTTCGCCTCGACTGAATATGTGTTCGATCTTTGCGACGAGCTGGGCGTGCGGGAGTTCGACTATGACGCCGACGGCCTCGGCGCCGACGTCCGCGGCGACGCCCGGATCATCAACGAGCGGCGGGCAGCGAACAAAGCCCGGCCGATCAAGGCGCGCGGCTACCGCGGATCGGAGGGCGTGCACGATCCCGACGGCATCGTCGAGGGCACGATGGGGTCCGAGGGCGACAAGGGCCGCACCAATCAAGACTATTTTGGGAACTGCAAGGCGCAGGGCTGGTGGGCGCTGCGGAAGCGGTTCCAGAAGACCTACCGCTGGGTCCAGTTCATCAAGAGCAAGGGCACCGAGGGGACGCCCTGCGGGATCGACGAGATCATCTCGCTGTCGACCAAGACGAATCCGAAGGTGATGCAGCTGGTCGCGGAGTTGAGCCAGGTCACATACCGGCAGAACGAGGCCGGAAAGCTGATCATGGAAAAGAAGCCGAACGGGATGAAATCGCCGAACATGGCCGACACCGTCATGATACGGTACGCGCCGAGGGAAGCGGAGCCGATCGAGTTCACGGCAGCGATGCTGGCGGAGTTGGCGCGCGCCGGCGCAATGGCGAGGAGGCAGTGATGGGCATCATTCGGTTTCCGCGGGAGCGCTGCCAGTACAGTCTGGAGAACTACCGGCCTCAAGGGGCGACGATCCTGATCATGCCGCTGGTTAGGATTGAGCGCAGCCCGGCCGACGCCTGTCTCGACGCCTTCACGGCTATGAGCACGGCGTTCCTCGAATTGCACGAGGCGCTGTGGCTACCGCCGCGCGGTTGATAGGAACTGTGCGCCTACATTCTGGTTATGTTGTCGCATCACAAACCAGACCCGGAAGGGAACTCCCATGTCCACCTACAAAGGCCAGAAGGTCACGTCTCGCCCTGCAACTCAGGCCGACGCTGGCTTTGATCCCAAAAAGGGCCCTCAAGTGACGCCGAGCGTTTGAAACATGAAATCTCCGCGCCCCGGATTCGTGGGGGCGCGGAAGATTTCACCGAGGTTCTTTGACCTCTTCCTGTCGCTTGGCGTCCCGCTCGGCCTGCAATAGCACCTGCGAACGCTCGTAGGGGCGCAGCTGGTTGGCCTTCGCGACCAACTCCGGCGTTTTCCAGATCAACCCAGGGGGAACTACAACAGGCTTCGCCGGCGGCGATCCTTGCCGGCGCACGGTCTTGCCATTTATGATCACCACTGACGGATCGCCTCGGCGCATAATCTTGCGAATGGCCTTCAACTCTGGTTTCGTCAGGAGCCACCATTTCGGGTACGTCGCCATAAATGACGACCATGTTTCCGGCATCATGCTGCCCTTGATGCCGTTGCACTGGATACAGCAGATAATGGTTACGCGCCCGTTGCGCGACTTCGGGACAACGTGGTCGCGCGTCGGCTCCAGCGTCCGATGATATCGCTCCATCTGACGATTGCAGTAGGGACACGGTCGACCGTGCGCTAGTTTGCGGTTCGGGGGCATGACAGACCAGAAATTGACGCCTTGATTTATAATCTGTAAATCATCTTGGAACTTGATTCGAGAGTTTTCAAGATGGCCTTCACGAACATCGACGCCCCGGGCAACCGGCACAACCGCCGCGTCGTCTCCGCGATCCAGCGGTCCTCCGGAAAAGAGGCCAGGTTAGCGGCCGCGCAGGCGAAGCGGATGCACAAGATGGCCAGGCAGTTCGAGCGCGACCTCAACCGCACCATCGTATTCTATGCGCAGCCAGAGCGCGGCTTTGTCGCTGCCGAGGACCCGGACGGTGCCTATCTGATGGAGCCGCGCGGAGACCGGCGGCAAATCATCGTGGTGGGCGACTTCAGGGCGCAGGCGGATCATTACGTCAAAGCGGCGAGCATATTCCTCAAGCAAAAGGTCACGCTGTTATCGCTTGATGCGATCTGGACCGAGCCGCACGTCACCCGAAAATTCACCAGCATCCTCGTCGAGGTGGCCTGATGGCGTGGAAACCGAGTCCAGAAGGCGAGAGGGTCAAAGCACTCAAACTGGCTGGAGATGCTTGGGTGCCCTGCGAATACAGCGATATTCGGAAGGGGGACGTTTTCAGATCTGTCGATCCTGAGACCGGTCAGCTGATTCACACCCATACGCATATGCCAGACGACCAGGCTGTGTGTCTAGCCACGGGCGACGCCATCAAGAACGATCCCCTCGGCAGCATGGGGCAATGGTATGGCTACGCCGTACCGTGCGATTTATTCGATTCGATGGCCCAACTGAAGCAGAAGGGGGCCAACTGATGGCTTGGGGCGGGGCGCGGCCTGGCGCCGGCAGGAAGCCAAATCCGAACAAGCCGGTCGCACGCGCGGCACCGAAGCTGAAGCCATCGACCCAGATCACCGTCGCGGCCGAACCGCGGTCCGCCCCCGCGATCGATCCCCGCGCTTGGGCGATGATGCTCCCCGAGATCGAGGAGATCAGCAAGAAATACTCGATCAAGCAGGACCGTACGGCGGAGAACAACCCGTTCCGGCTGCCGGTATTTCCGAAGTCGGCCGTTCCGAAAGACGAAAAGCTGACAATGGCATTTGACGATGCCTTGACCGGCAATCTCACCAGCGCCAGCGATCAGTGGCTGACCGGCGGATCATTCTGGGGGATGCCAGGCGAGGGCCTGCTGTTCCTCGGCTACACCTACCTCTCCGAACTCGCCCAGCGGCCTGAATACCGGGTCATGTCGGAGACGATCGCGGACGACGCCACGCGCAAATGGATCGACTTCGACGTCGTCGGAGATGAACAGCAGCAGCGGGAGCAGCAAAAGAAGGACCCCGCCGGCTTCGACGAACAGATGGCGGATCCCGACGAGCGGCAGAAGCGGCTGAAAAAGTCCGGCAAGCTGGAGAAGGTCAAGGCGCTGAAGGACGACCAGCTCCGCCTCGAGGTCAAGGACCGCTTCTATGAGCAATTCCGCGGTGACGGGTTCTTCGGCCGCATGCACCTGTTCCTCGACATCCGCGACCCTGCCAAGGGCAACGACATCAACCAAGAGGAGCTCAAGTCGCCGATCGGTGATTCCCGCGATGCGACTAGCAAGACCAAATGCCAGAAGGGCTGGTTTCAGGGACTGCGCTCGGTCGAGCCGGTCTGGACCTATCCGCTGATGTATAACGCGATCAATCCGATCCGGAAGGATTGGTACTCGCCGCAGACCTGGTACGTGATGGGCCAGGAGATCCACGGCACCCGGCTGCAGACCTTCATCGGTCACCCGGTCCCGGACATGCTGAAGCCCGCCTATTCGTTCGGCGGGCTGTCGCTGACACAGATGGCGAAGCCCTACGTCGACATCTGGCTGCAGACCCGGCAGAGCGTCGCGCAACTTATCCACAGCTTTTCCGTCATGGTGCTGATGACCGATTTGTCGACCCTGATGCAGCCCGGGAACGTCGGCGCCTTGCTCGCGCGCGTGACCGCTTTCAACATGTTGCGCGACAACCAGGGCACCTACGTCGTCAACAAGAACACCGAGGATTTCAAGAACGTCTCGGCGTCGCTATCCGGCCTGCACGAGCTGCAGGCGCAAGCCCAGGAGCACATGGCATGCCTTGTGGCCGGGACATTTATCGAAACCGACAGGGGGCAGGTTCCGATCGAGGAGGTCACCCTCGCCGATCAGGTTTTGACGCGTGCTGGCTTCCATCCTATAAAATGGGTAGGAGTTACCGGACGCACTGACACTTTGATCGAGATCAGGGCTGGCGGTTCGGTAATAGCGGCCACCAAGGACCACCCGATATGGTCGGAATCAGCCCAAGAGTTTGTCGATGCGGAGAATGTCTCGCGTTCCCACCGCCTGCTAAAAAGCACAAGCGCGGGAAATATGGGCCTTCAATCGTTTGGCGCGGCCGATGGTGGTGGCACACCAAAGAGGGCTATTACCGAAACGAAAAGGCTGGCGGCTTGCTTCATCGCGTCATGTGGGAAACGCATCGCGGCCCTATCCCTGATGGCTACGAAGTTCACCACGTCGATGACGACGGTACGAACAACGATTGGGACAATTTCGAGCTACTTACTCGGGCCGAGCATTTGGCCCGTCACGTCAGGGCCTACGAGCGCAAGCACGTCAAACGGTGCAAGACTTGCGGAGATAGATTCACCGCCGCTGTGGCTCGCGCGATGTTTTGCTCTAGCTCGTGCAAAACCAGAGCCTGCAAAGTCCGCAACGGCTGGAAGCCGGCCTCCTATACGAGACCTTGCGAGGCGTGCCCAAAGACGTTCACGTCCAGGCGATCCGACGCTAGATTTTGCTCTGGCGCCTGCATGCAGCGTGCGCGTCTCGCGCGTCTCCGAGATCAAGGTGCCGATGCAACCGGTCTACAACATTGAGGTTGATGGTCCGCACGAGTTCTTCGCCAACGGTCTCCTCGTGCATAATTCGGTCCATCGCATCCCGCTCGTGAAGTTCACCGGCATCCAGCCGTCGGGCCTGAACGCCTGTCTCCCCGGCGACACGCTGATATCGACCGATCGCGGTCAAGTGCAAATTCGGGATGTTACGCTGGCCGACCGTGTAATGACGCGGGCCGGGCTCGCGCCTCTGATCTTTTCTGGCATTACCGAATATGCTAATGAATTGATTGAGATAACCACGGAAAGCACGGTTCTAAGGTGCACTGCGAACCATCCGATTTGGCTCCCTGCGACAAACGAGTTTGTTCGTGCCGAGAATGTGCGGCATGGGGACCGCCTGTTGTTGATTGGAGAAAGAAACGTCACCCCAAAAACGCGCCGTCAGTCGCATGGCGCGGGCAGTGGTGGTGGAAAAATGCGAACGGCTACTATATCGCTTGGGATGCCGCGACGAAGCGGACGGTGTATCTCCACCGCAGGATATGGGAAACGCATCGCGGGCCTATTCCAGACGGTTTCCACATCCACCATATTAACCGCGATAAAGAAAACAATCAGCCCGCCAATCTTGAACCGATGCACGGGAAGCTTCACGCCGAGCATCACGGTATCGAAATTGGCCTTGGGCGCCGGTGGCCTGTCGCTCCCAAGTCCGTGCTTTGCGCGCAGTGCGGGTTGGAGTTCATCGTCACAAAACTTCCGAGCAAAAAGAAATTTTGCAGCCACGCCTGCATCCTCGCAGATAGACGAGCAAACCGGCAGTCTCAGGCAAGACCCCATCCGGTTTGCGCTTGCGTCATGTGCGGGATGGCTTTCAGCGCGCTTCGCAAAGATGCCAAGTTCTGCTCGCGCAAATGTTCGACAGCGAGCCAAGACCGCACCGAATACAGTCGGGCGTATTATCTCGCGCATCCTGAAAAATGGCGAGGTCGTCCCAAATCGCGTCGTGAGCGTGAGAAAAATTCCGGCGAGCGAACCGGTATATGATCTTTCGGTAGCACCGGGGCATCTGCCCGAGTTTTTCGCCAACGGCATTCTCACCCATAATTCGAG